GTGGTGGGTACCCGATTCAGCAGATTGCTGTTACGCACGCTAGCAGCCCCTACATCACCGCCTACCCTTGGAGTGGTAGCGGGTTCGGTATTAAATACGCGAATCCAAGCTCATCGACGGGTGGCCCAAGCAACTGTGTAGCCTTCAGTCTTGATGGGTCAGCTGTAGTAGTTGGTACCGTCATTCCCCCCTATATCGCTGCCTACCCTTGGAGTGGTAGCGGGTTCGGAGCTAAGTACTCCGATCCAAGCATTGCGCTTGCGGGTGATTGCAACGGTGTAGCCTTCAGTCCTGATGGGTCAGCTATAGCAGCTTCGCACGTTACATCCCCATATGTAACTGTCTACCCTTGGAGTAGTGGTAGCGGGTTCGGTACTAAGTACTCCAACCCATCAACACTGCCTACTGGTACTGGCGCCGGCGTAGCCTTCAGTCCTGATGGGTCAGCTATAGCGGTTGCTCACCTTAGTTCCCCCTACATCAACGCCTACCCTTGGTCTGGCAGTGGCTTTGGAACTAAATACTCTGATCCAAGCACGTTACCGCCCGGCCAGAGTTACTCCGTAGACTTTAGCCCCGACGGGGCAGCTATAGCAATCTCCGTTCAAGGAGCACCTTCCGTATACGCATATCCGTGGAGTGGTAGTGGGTTCGGAACTAAGTATTCCGATCCAAGCGGATGGTCTCTTACTGCCAGCAACGACGTAGCCTTCAGTCCTGATGGGTCAGCTATAGCAGTTGTTCACTCTCCCACTCCATACATAACTGTCTTTTCGTGGTCTAGTGGCTCAGGATTCGGTACTAAGTACTCCGACCCAAGCACACTGCCTACGGGTAGTGGCTACGAAGTAGCCTTCAGTCCTGATGGGTCAGCTATAGCCGTTTCGCACAGTACATCCCCATATGTAACTGCCTATCCATGGTCTAGTGGGTCAGGGTTCGGTACTAAGTACTCCAACCCAAGCACGTTGCCTGTTGGTAATGGCAGTGGCGTAGCCTTCAATCAAATTAACTAGGGTATTTCAATGTCAGAGAAAGAAGCACCAAAAACCCGTGAAGAGATCCTTGCCATGTCGCTGGAGGCACGGGTGCAAGAAGTTATGCACTATCAGATCAATATCGACAATTATTCAATCGCTTTGCAAAAGATTTCAGAGATGGAGCCCAGCGAGCAGGTTGAATTGACTGAGTTTGCCAAACAGCTACGCGATCTGCTTGCGTCAGAGAAGTTGGAGCAGAAGAAAGCAAAGCTGATGCTGGCTGTCCTTGAACAACAGGTGGGATAAATGTACGCACTCATCAAGAACAACGCGGTTGATAAGTACCCTTACACACCGACTGATCTGCGTCGGGATAACCCCGAAAAAAGCCTCCCCCGCGTGATTAACGCTGCGACGATGGCGTCATTCGGTGCACTGGTGGTGTTCAATACGACGCAGCCCAGCATTACCGACCAGCAGGTTCTTGTTGAGGGTACTCCCGTCTTTGCCAACGACCGCTGGGAACAAGTCTGGACAGTGCGAGATAAGACTGCCGAGGAGATCGCAGCCGATCAGCAACGCATTCAAGCCGATATCACTGAGGCTACTCAGCAGCGTCTGGATGACTTTGCCCAGACCCGTAATTATGACGACATTAAATCGGCTTGTGATTACGCTGGGTGTAGCGTAACTTCCTTCAGTGTCGAAGGGCAGTATTGTAAAGATAAACGGGCTGAGACTTGGGCTAAACTCTACGAAATTCTTGGTGAAGTGCAAGCGGGTACACGCCCGATGCCGACTGGTTATGCAGACATCGAGGCAGAGCTCCCTGCACTTAGCTGGCCCAATTAAGGAATCGTCATGTCAACACTCTCCGGCATTATCACCCCAACGAACGTACTGACGGCGACTAACACTGCCACGCTGACCAATAAGACGCTGACAGCGCCAACCATCACAGGGGCCGTTCTGAACGACGGATACACAGAAGAGGTCTATGCAGTCTCCGGCACCACGCCAGCCCTGTCGCCTACCAACGGCTCGATCCAGACATGGACACTAAGCGGCAACAGCACACCGACCGCAGGCACTTGGGCGGCAGGGCAGTCGATAACGCTTATGGTCGATGACGGTACGGCGTACACGATCACATGGACTTCTCTTGCAGTCACTTGGAAGACTGACAGCGGCTCAGCGCCGACGCTGAACACGACAGGTTATACAGCGATTGCGCTTTGGAAAGTCGGCAGCACGATCTACGGTGCTCGTGTTGGGGATGCGTAATGCTGACCAGTAAAGTTATTGGAGCAACGGCTGCTGCTGCATTTCTTGAGTTTGTAGATGTAGGCTCTGTGACCAGTGGTGCAAGCCCTACCGTAGATATTCCCACTAGCGATCTCCAGTCTGGTGATTTATTGGTTCTGGTTGTTTGCTCAGGAGGCGATACAACAACACCTAGCGGATGGACTTTACCAACAGGGGCAAACTCAGGTACTGGTACTACACGTATCACTACCTTCTACAAGATTTCAAACGGCAGCGAGACAGACTTTACTCTCGGTAATTCCCAATCCAGAACACAGTGTGGTGTTCTTCATTATCGACCTGCAGGTGGGGCTGTCACGTTCGGTGGTTTGGCAACGAATAGCGGAACAGGCACCGTCGCTAGTACAAGTACCCAAAGCATTACAGACACTCCAGCATTGATTATCAGTCACTTCTGTAAAGATCCTGATGCATCAGATATTGGAACCGTATCGGGGACTAATCAGCGGTTGTTGGGTACTTCTGACGGCACGTTGACAAACTTGAGAACAGTTGATGAGTTTGTCTATGTTGCGGGTACATCTACATCTCGAAGTGAAACTGCTTCTTATACCGGTGACTGGAGAACCAACGCTTTGTACTTTTATGTTCCATAAGGAGTAACCCCTATGTACGTTCTTGCACCCAATCAGACCGTCGAGAAATATCCGTATTCAATCGGCGAGTTGAGAAAAGATAACCCACAGGTGTCATTCCCTAAGAACCCAAGCAACGAAATGTTGGCGTCTTGGAATGTGTTTCCTGTGGTCAGCACTGGAGCAACCTACGACTCAGCTACGCAAGTCGCTGAACAGTCCGGTTGTGTGTACAACGCTGATCGCACCCGCTGGGAAACTTCGTGGACGATTCGTGACAAGACTGCTGAAGAGATTGCAGCAGACCAGCAGCGCGTTCAAGATCAGATCGTCCAAGCAACTCAGGCCCGTCTTGATGACTTTGCCGCGACCAAAAACTACGACGGCATCCTATCTGCCTGCACCTACGCCACTAGCCCGACGGCGACCTTTGCCGCTGAAGGTCAGTATTGCGTAGCGCAGCGTGATGCTATATGGGCCAAACTCTACGAAATTCTTGGCGAGGTTCAGGCTGGGACACGCCCCATGCCGACGGGCTACGCTGACATCGAGGCCGAGTTGCCGGTGCTGGAATGGCCCGCGAACTGAAGCGTCGCATCCTGAACGTGTTGATCAGTATTGATCAGCTTTTTTACGTTCTCATCACGCTGGGCAACGGCAACCCGGATGAAACGATGTCAGCGGCGGCTTATCGGCTAGAGCAGGAAGGTAAGTTGGGCGGTAAAATCTTCAGACCGATACTGGATGCGATCTTTTGGTTTGATCCAGAGCATTGCAGGCTGTCCTACGAGACGGAATGTTATAAAAAATGAATGATGTCGATCACAAGTTCGTCAACGCTCGGCTCGATGCTCTCCACAGCGATATCGCTGACATGAAGGCGGCGCTCAGGGATCTCAGCGCAGCGATCACTAAACTGGCGCTTGTCGAAGAGCGGCTTGTGCAGACTTCATCGTCAATTGACCGGGCCTTCAAGTTTGCCGAGAAAATCAGCGAGCGTGTGGCCGTGCTGGAAAAGACTGGCGTGGACAGTATGAGGGTCAGCCGTTGGGTTGATCGAACCGTTTGGGCCATTGTTGCTGCTGTTGGCATCTACATAGCAAAACAATCTAAATTGCTCTGAGGTACTGCAATGTTTGACCTACTCAGCGGCGGTCTCCTTGGCTCGATCTTTGGCGGCTTGTTCAGACTCGCACCGGAAGTGCTGAAGTTTTTTGATAAAGCCAACGAACGCAAGCACGAGCTGGCGATGTTCACGCTCCAAACCGATTTGGAGAAGATGCGCGGCGAGTTTCGAGTCGAAGAGCGTTACGTTGATCACAGCGTAGCCCAGCTAGACGCCATTCAAGAGGCGTTCAAAGAACAGTCCCGCACGGCATCCGCAAGCTATAAATGGGTCGCCGCATTGTCCGCACTGGTTCGACCTTCAATCACATACGTCATCTTCGGCTTGTACGTTGCGGTCAAGTTGACTGGGATCAGCTACGCACTCAGTCAGGGCGCACACTGGAAAGACGTGCTGCCCGCGCACTGGGATCAAGATGATTTCGGTCTGCTGACAATGGTGCTGACCTTTTGGTTTGTCGGACGAAGCATTGAGAAGTATCAAAAATCATGATCTCCGATGCCGTCAGAATCGCTGTTGACGCATTGATTAAACCGTTCGAGGGCTACCACCGGAGGCTGGAAAATGGAGATTGCACTGCTTACCCAGATCCCGCCACCGGAGGCGATCCTTGGACTATCGGCTGGGGCAGCACTGGTCCTGATGTTCGTAGCGGCGTTGTCTGGTCTAAGGATGCAGCGCAACGGGCCTTGGAGCACCACGTTCTTTATTTTGCTTCTGGTCTCCTGCGCCTATCTCCCAATCTGGGCCATGCTGATGATCGAAGGTTTGCTGCGCTGATCTCGTTCTGCTACAACTGTGGTTTAGGGAATTACCGGATCAGCACATTGAAGAAGCGCGTTGACGCTGAAGACTGGGAAGGCGCAGTCACTGAGATAGTGCGCTGGAACAAAGCAGCTGGTAGAGTAATGCTGGGACTTACGCGGCGGCGTCAAGCTGAAGCGACTTTTCTGAGGTAACGATGCCATTATCCAAACTTATATTCAAACCCGGCGTCAACCGAGAAAACACGCGGTATACCACCGAAGGTGGGTGGTACGAGTGCGACAAAGTGCGGTTTCGTCAAGGCACTCCGGAGACAATTGGTGGGTGGCAACCAGATTCCCTTGATACATTTATGGGCGCGTGCCGTTCACTATGGAATTGGGTGACGTTAGGCTCGATCAATCTCATCGCATTAGGTACCAATCTTAAGTTCTATCTCAGTAAAGGCGGTGGTTATAACGACATCACCCCGATTCGCAGCACCGTCACACTTACCGATCCGTTTGCTTTGACTGCATCGACAACTGTAACGGTGACGGATACGGCACATGGCTGTGCGACTGGTGACTTTGTGACGTTTAGCGGGGCTTCGGACATAGGTGGAGTGGGCACCAATGTAACTGCCGATGTGCTTAATCAAGAGTTCCAAGTAACCGTTTTAGACGTAGACACATACACGATCACGATATCCGTTACACCAAACGCCACTGCAATTGCCGGGTCTCCCGGAGGCGGGTCTGTCGATGCGGAGTATCAAATTAATGTCGGTGCTCCGTTCGCAGTTCCATTAGTCGGTTGGGGTGCGGGCACATGGAGTGCTGGCGCATGGGGGACAGGTGGCACGTCCCTTACTACTACACGTCTGTGGAGTCAGAGCAACTACGGGGAGGATTTAGTTTTTGGGCCTCGCGGCGGTGGATTGTATTACTGGGATGCTACATCCGGTGTTGATACGAGAGCAGTAGACCTCACCACCTTGGGGGATGTGGACACGCCCGTGGTTCAGAATTTCATTTCTGTATCAAGCGTATCTAGGTTTGTGTTGGTGTTCGGTACTAACGAATTAGGGTCTAGTACGCTAGACCCGATGCTAGTACGATGGTCGGCCCAAGACGACCCATTCACATGGACACCACAGGCGACGAATCAGGCTGGGGGTATCCGGCTTTCTCATGGGTCGGAAATTGTTACAGCTATCCAGACCCGGCAGGAGTTTATCGTACTTACCGATGCCGCCGTATTCAGTATGCAGTACCTTGGCCCTCCCGCTGTCTGGGGGACCCAGCTTATGGGGGACAACATTTCCATTGCCGGACAGAACGCGGCGATTATTGCGTCGGGTGTTATCTATTGGATGGGTGTTGACAAGTTCTACATGTATGACGGGCGCGTACAGACCCTGAACTGTGACTTGCGGCGTTTCGTGTTTAGCGACTTTAACTTGTCCCAGCGTGAGTTGGTCCATTGTGGAACGAATGAAGCCTTCAATGAGGTGTGGTGGTTTTACGCATCAAGCAACTCGCAAGTCGTAGACCGCTATGTTGTGTACAACTACTTGGAACGTGTCTGGTACTACGGAACCATGAGTCGGAGTGCGTGGTTAGATTCTGGGCTTCGTAATTACCCGATGGCTACAACCTACGATCCGGAAACGCAGACTGGCAGGCTAATTAACCACGAGCTTGGGTTGAATGATAATACCGATGGCACTGACCATCCGATCAATGCCTATATTTCTTCTGCGGAGTTTGACATCCACGACGGACATCAGTTTGGGTTCGTGTGGCGGGTTATTCCTGATTTGACTTTTAGCAACTCAACCAACTCCTCAGCAAATACACCCCCTAAAGTATCTATGACTCTGCGAGGGTTGTATAACTCAGGCTCCGGGCAGATCGACTCTGCGACAGGGTTAGTGGCTAAGAGCAATACGTATGCGGTCACTGAAGGGTTCACAGGGCAGATCTACACCCGAGTACGCGGGCGGCAGATGATTTTTGAAATTGAGTCTAATCAGATTGGCACTGCATGGCAGCTTGGTGCACCCCGGTTCGACATCCGTCCTGATGGCCGCAGATGACTACACAAATCGTCACCACGGAGTTTTCTCTTGACAGGTTGGTCCCTCCCAACTTACCGCTGGCTCCGGTGCAGTACGAGTCCCGGTATCAGGAGGCGCTTAATAACGTCCTGCGGCTGTACTTTAACCAGCTAGACAATTTTTTGGCGAAGCTCATGGCAACAAGTACGTCAATCCCGGTCACGTTCCCCGGCATGGAGGCGGATGCGTTTGGTCGCTTACGTATCAGCAACCCGTTTACGCTATTTGATAGCCAAAATCGGTATGAGAAAGACCCGCAGTTTGCAGAATCAACGGTAAATGGCGCTGCGATTACCTTCGACGCTGACGCTTCTACGGTGCTGATGGCTGCGGATACAACTTCGGGGTCAAAGGCGGTTCGTCAGACTTACCGAGTGTTTCCCTACCAGCCGGGTAAAAGTTTGCTGGTCTTGGCGACGTTTGTAATGGCCGATGCTCAGACCAACTTGCGCCAGCGGGTCGGCTACTTTAATACTGATAACGGGGTATTTTTCCAAAAGAATGGGTCGATAAACTCATTTGTTTTGCGCACTGCAACAAGCGGTACGCCTAGTGATGCCCGGACGGTTAATCAGGCTGATTGGAATGGAGATAAGCTGGACGGGACCGGGGACAGCGGGATCACGTTAGATACGTCTAAGTCACAGATTCTGTTTACGGATTTTGAGTGGCTTGGGGTTGGGTCGGTGCGCTGTGGCTTTGTGATTGACGGGCAGTTTATTATTTGCCACACCTTCCAAAACGCCAATTCCCAGACCGGCGTATATATGACCACGGCAATTTTGCCGATCCGCTACGAAATTGAGGCAACGAATACGCTGGCTACCGGCGCAACAATGAAGCAAATCTGCTCCACGGTAATCTCGGAAGGGGGATATCAGCAAGCGGTAGCCGATCAGTTTGCCCGTAGAAGCACGGCGTTAGCAGCTATTTCTGATACCTTTTTGCCGGTAGTTTCAATTCGGCTGGCATCAGATTCCTTGGGCGCGGCGGTGCTTATTCAGGGTATTCAGGTATTTCCGACCACTACACAGAATTATGAAGTGGCCTTGTTTAAAAATGCTACCCTGACTGGGGCAAGCTGGAATACCTCGACGTTTAGCCATGTGGACTACGACGAAACCGCGACTGCCGTTTCCGGTGGAACGATGGTGCTACAAAGCTACGCGGCCTCATCTTCCCAAGGGCGAGCAGTGTCTACGACCCCGAGCGGATATAACTTCAGCCTACAAATTGGTGTAGACCTGTCTGGGACTAGCGATGTGTATACGCTGGCGGTGCGCACACTGACTTCGACGCCGACTGGAGATGCGTTCGGAGTTATCGACTTTATTGACCTAACTGATTAAAATTTAGGAAAACGGAGCCAGATATGGGTGCTGAAGCGATGTTGTTAGGAGCTGCAATTGGCGGCGCTACCAGTGCAGTTCAAAAGAAAGACCCACTTACGGGTGCCGTTATGGGTGCTCTTGGTGGTGCAATTATGCCGCCCATTACAAGTGCCTTGGGGGCGGGTACTGGCGCGGCTGCGGGCACTACGGCTGCTAATGTTGGAGCACAGGCTGCTGCCGCTGCCCAGCCAGCGACCTATATGAATGCCGCTATTGATCTTGGCGCTCTTAGTGGAGCTAGTGGCTCCGGGGTGATGG